CTGGGTGGTGTAGCCTGGAATTTTCAGTTTAATATACTTTCAATTACGAATATAAACAATGAAGGCGCTATAAAAGGCGAGTCTCTTGATGGATTTAATAATGCTCACGTAAGAGCAACAAAATTACCATCTAAAAAACTTAACGCAGCAAAAGTACCGTACGGACCGTTTGAATTTCACGTACCTATGAATACAGTATTTCCAGAAAATACCTCTTGGTCAATTACTTTTCTCGGTGACAAATACGGTGCGGTGAGACGTATATATGAGCAATGGCAAAACGATTTATATAATTTTAATACAAATAAGGTAGGGGGGTTAGCATCTACTAATATTGGTGGTATTAAAAATAGAATTGGTGGTATTAAAAATAGACTTTATAGTATTAAATTAGCGACAGGAGATAATATACTAGAAGCAGGAGATGTATCAAAAATAGTAGACGCTATATTACAGAAAAATAGTAAATTTGTAAGTTCGCGTTATCCGCAAGGCCGTCTTGGTAAAGATACAGTAGACTATATTACTAAAAACAAGAATGACTCCAAAGAGTTAACCGAACAGTATTTAACTGCAATAGGACAGAATGTAGGGCTAGACATAAAAACTGTAGACGGGATAAATACAACAACATCCACAGCCGCATCCAATCAAACATATACCTTATTTGGTTGTTACCCTATACAGTTAGATGGTATATCGTTTTCCGTAGCAGAATCTAACCTTATAACATTTACGGTGACGTTAGGTTATCAATACTTTACAGTAGGAAATTAATATGCCTGGTTTACCAAATAATACAAATACAGCTGCGGGTGCTAATACAGGTACCCATCAAACGTTGTTTGATTTTTATAGGGATGTTACTGCAATTGGTTTAACACGTGACTATCAACTTAGACTTAAAAGTTTAACTTTTGGAGATTATTTTAGCGATATCAGTTGGTATGCAACATATGCAAAAGATTTTTATTTACCTTCTATAATAACAGATAAGGTTAATTTAAAGACAAAAGGTACAACAGCTGTTTACGGAACAAACCAGCTTGATTATTCTGATAAAGATAATTATCAGATAACGTTTAGATGTGACCCACATTATGTACTTTATAACAGGTTTACAACTCTATTAACAGCAAAAGATCCAAAAGAGAGTACGAAACCAATAACCGGTACAGTACAATTAGAATCATTAAGTGAAACAGGTGTACCGTTAGGGTTATGGGAATTTACTAATGTAGCCTTAGGCGGTGTGAGTCAAATTAAGTTTAGTAAAGAGGGTACCGGTAAAGTAATGGATTTTACAGCTATATTTAGATTTTCAGTTCCACCTACATATAACGAAGCTGGTTATGACAAGCTGCCTTATCCTAACTCTGACTTTATAAACAGTAATCCTGGTGGTAATGGTACCACTATACAAACATTCTGGAAGGATACACAACCTCCAGCTACTAGTTTATTAACAGATATTAAAAATACATTAAACGATATAACCGGAACAGCAACAGCTGTAGGTAAATTAGGCAAAGCAATCCGCGGTAGATAAACCACCCTATACTAAGTATACATATGTCTTCTCAGACCTTATCAGATTTTTATACAACAGCCTCTCAAAGAGGATTCAGTAGGGATTTTCAAATAAGGGTTGATACTATACAAATAGCTAATGCAGCTATACCAGAAGATTACTTAAACTATATTAAGAGTGTGTCTTTACCTTCTCGTAAAGTAGCTATAGATACTATTTCATATAATACTGTTAAGATACCAGTTAGTACCGGTATTTCAGATTTCGGTGAAAAAGATAACTATCAAATTACATTCTGGGCAGATCAAGCGCTAGACTTCAGAGATTGGTTCTACGATAAAGCTGAGCCTACATACTACCCAACAGGTGCACCCACATTTCCAGGCGCTTTAACAGATAGCATTATACAGTTAAGTGTATTAGATGATTCTTTACAACCAGTATATGGTTGTCAGTTAGAGGGAGTAATAATAAAAGAAATTAGTAATATAAAGTATAATAAAGAAGGTACAGGTAAGCCTCAAGAATTTACTGTTACATTTGCATATTATAGATTATCACCATATTCAGGTAAAGTTACTGACACTGGTATTGTTGGTGGTATTCAACAATTAACTCAAGGTATTAATGCTATTACTGGTACGATTAATGCTGTTAGAGGGGTTGCACAGGCTGGTCGTAGTGCGGTAAACGCTATAAGAGGTCGTTAATGAGTCTCAATTTACAGCAATTTTATAACACTTTAACCAGTGATGATTTTCATATACCGGTTGAAGCTAATTTCATTATTGAAATAGAAAATTTATTTACTAGTAGTAACGGAAACAGTATACTAAATAAACTACAAAACAAATCATCAGAATTAAATCCTGGAAATAACAAAATTAGAACAGTAGTGGGTAATGTCTGGTCAGAAAGTCTCTATAAAGACACAACGTTGTTTTTTGCTAATGGAGTAACAATACCCGGAGAAACTTCTACAAGCGGTAGAGTGGGTATGAGTGCGAATTCATCTCTACACGGGGGTTTATTATCTGCACCTATATTAAAAGGTCGTAAAGATTTTACTGATTTAAGTATAAACTTTTTTGAAACAAATCTTTCTTTTATTGATTCTGTTTTGAGACCCTGGACTGTAGCTGTTTCACAGTATGGTTTATTTGCGCGTAATACAAGTAGTAATCAAAATTTTAAAACTAATATTATTATATACTTTTTAAGTAAAACTGGCGCTAGTACCGGCAGTGATGGTGTAGATATAAGGAAAAAAATTACCTTTAAAGATGCTGCTCCTGTTAGTGTAGGAGATTATGAAGTAACATACGCAAGTACAGGTAAGAGTGTTGACTTACGTACAGCAAAAACTACTTGGACGTATACAACATACGAAACGGATTATCCGAATATGAATGCAAATGCTGCAGCTACGGTAGCACCTGCAGGTAATTGAAGTAAGTTATGGTATGCCATTTTTAATAAATGCGTACCTTCCTAGTACGAAAGAGGAGGTATCTATAAAAGAACTCTGTTACAAGCAATATAGAGAGCTTGTAAAAAGTCTTTATAGTGCTAATAAGAAAGAAACTATATTACAATACAATTCTATATTGTTGGATCTATGTCCAGATATAAAAAGTAGAGACATTACATTTGAAGATAAGTTATCTTTATTACTAACCCTACGTAATTACTGTATAAGTCCGGATTTAAAGTTATCTATAAAAGAAGCAAGTGGTAAGTCTTTTACTCAAAATATAGTGGTAGAAAGCCTGATACAAAGTATTAAGACTATTGATAAATCCGGTAATATTAATATTGGTAATATAAAGGTAAGTTTTTCGTCTTACAAAGTAAAAGACGAGTATGTTTTTATAGGAAATAACAATGATATAACGGTTATTCTGGCTTCTAGTATAGATACACTTCAAATAGGAAGAAAAAAGGTAGAATTTAAGGATTTAACGTTAGATGAGCGTTTAAAAATAGTGACTCAATTACCTTACTTTATATCAGATAAAATTTATAAAGCTATAATGACAAAAGAGGATGAGTATAATTTGCAAGACTTTTTAGTTGTTAAAGATCCCTTAACAGATGAAATAGTATTAAGAATATCTAAGAACATTACATTTGAAGTAATGCAAAAGGCTATTGAGTACTTGTTTACAGAAGATTTAGGTAACATTTATAGAGCTTTTTATAATATGGTGAATTATGCAGGATTTGATGCAAATTATGTGGACACCATTACCCCGGTAGAAATGCAAGTATATTGGATGTACTTTATGCAAGATAGAGAGGAAAGCTCTAGTAATAGCAATAGAACACAAGGTGCGGCATTACCTCAAAGTACATTAAACACGGAATTGGGCTTTTAACTGATTACCGGTAAATACCTTTATGGCTGATATTAAAACGATACTCTCTACGCTTAATGCTATTACAGAAAAAAACTCTTTTGATGTATACATACCTAGTCTAAAAAGAGAAGTAAAGTTTAAACCACTCTCTACAAAACAGCAGCAATCTTTTTATAGCTGTGCAATAGATACGATACCGTTTAACACAAGGTTTGTTATAACTACGTTTGAAGCAATTACAGAAAATTGTTACGAGCCAGATATCATTTCTCAACTAACCACAATTGACCGTCTTGTAATATTACTAGCTTTACGTAAAAACACTTTAGGTGCTGATTTAGCTATTGTAAAGAACGATACAC